GCCAATCAAGGTGAATAAGTGGGAAACAATCCACAATCCAAAATTATTTCTGGAAACCTGTGTGGCCCGGCTAACCTACGGATAAGAAAGGGAAAAAATTGTAGTTTATAACCGTGTGCGCAATTTTAAAATTTTCTACAATGAAATTTCAAGATGAGGATATTTTTGTACACGGTGACATTAAATGTTCCGATGGTATAACACGTGAGGAGGCAATTGAAATTATTGAGGAAATACAAGAATTGATGATATTTCATAAAATCATAAAACTTGATTTGTGCATTGATCCATATAAATTTCCAAATGATTTGATCAATATTGGTAAATCATAAAAATACAAGGCAATAAATGGCCGGTATTAACAAAAAAACAAACCGATGAAAACTACAAAAGACAAAATTAAATTATTGACATTTTTTGCATTGTGCCAAAATATGTTGGATTTCATTGATGGATCGTGGCACGGTCATCCGGCAAATAAACAGGCCGTTAAAATGGTGACAAAGCAAATGATTAGGGAATTGGAAAAATCAATGGCCATATTATTCCCGGCAAACAGAAACGATGATCCAGAATTGCCAGAGGCATTAGACACATTTCAAAATGCCTGCACAGCAATGGAGTCATTTTTTATGCTTGGAATGGAAATGGATCAAATGGATGATACAAAGAAAGATTCATTGAATACACAGATTAATATTTTGCTAAAATCATACGGAATTGATTGTTGGGAAAAACCAATGTCAAACCTATGGAAAAATTAAATAAATTTGTTGCGCAGTTGGGTGATGAATAACTGCCGGATCAAAAGCACATATTTACCTAATCAATACAAAATGAAAAATGAGAGCCGTGAAATGGTGGATCATCCGCAACATTATCAATCTGATGGAGGCATCGAGGCAATTGATGTAATCGAAGGGTTCAGCCTGAATTTTAATTTGGGGAACGCAATCAAATATATTTTGAGAGCCGATAAAAAAGGCAACAAGAAACAGGATTTGGAAAAATCCCTGTGGTATATCAAACGAGAATTAGACAAATTTCAGGGATGATTGAAGAAATAAACATCAAATTGGTAATTCCACATCCAAACAATCCGAGATTGATTAAGGATGACAAATTTAAAAAATTGGTGAAGTCCATAAAGGAGTTCCCAGAGATGCTACAATTGCGCCCAATTATCGTTGATGATAATTGTGTGGTGTTGGGTGGGAATATGAGATTGCGTGCCTGTATTGAAGCCGGATTGAAGCGTGTGCCAATTATTAAGGCATCGGCATTGACACCAGAGCAGCAAAAACGTTTTATTATTACCGACAATGTGGGATTTGGTGAGTGGGATTGGGATATTTTGGCCAATGAATGGGATCAAGATGAATTGATTGATTGGGGTTTAGATTTGCCTGTAATGGACATTATTGATGCAGGAACAGCAGATGAGGATGATTATGATGCACCTGATGGTGGATTAGAAACCGACATTGTTTTGGGTGATTTATTTGAAATTGGGCCACACAGATTATTATGTGGTGATTCAACAGATAGTGATTCAATCAGCAAATTAATGAATGGAGAAAAAGCCGTATTAGCACACAATGATCCTCCTTATGGAATGAAAAAGGAAAATGATGGTGTTTTGAATGATAATCTTAATTATGATGATTTGCTTGATTTTAATCGTGAATGGATACCGTTGCAATTTATGCATCTTAAAGAATCAGCGAGTTGGTATTGTTGGGGAATTGATCAACCATTAATGGATATTTATTCGGGAATTATTAAGCCATATATTAAGCAACAAAAAGCAACGTTTAGAAATTTATTGACGTGGGATAAAGGAAATGGACAAGGTCAAAAAGCACCTGAATTTAGGAGTTATCCAAATGCAGACGAAAAATGTCTTTTTGTAATGTTAGGTGTTCAGGGATTTAATAATAATGCAGATAATTATTTTGAAGGTTTTGATCCTATAAGAAATTATTTAATTCAAGAAAAAGAAAAAACAGGTTTAAAAAATGATGAAATAAAAAAACTAACAAGTTCAGCACACACACATTATTGGTCAAAATCTCAATGGGCATTCCCAACAGAAAAGGATTATAATATATTAAGAGATCATTGTAAAGGAGTTGCATTTGGCAAGGAATACGAACAGATAAAAAAGGAATACGAACAGATAAAAAAGGAATACGAACAGATAAAAAAGGAATATTATTCAACAAGGGCATATTTTGATAATACCCACGATAATATGAATAATGTTTGGCATTTTGATAGAACAAATCAAAAAGAAAGAGAGCATACAGGTGGACACGCAACACCTAAACCAATTAAATTGTGCGAAAGGGTTATAAAATCAAGTTCAAAAGAAAACGAATTGGTTTTAGATTTTTTTCTTGGATCAGGTTCAACAATGGTGGCATCGCATCAATTAAAACGCAAATGTTATGGAACTGAATTAGATCCCAAATATTGTCAGGTAATTATTGACCGAATGAAAAAACTTGATCCGAGTTTAGTGATTAAGAAAAATGGCGAGATTTACGAATCAGATAAATAAATTATGGCAGTTCCTAAAAATGTGACAAAACTAAATAAAAAACGTATGTTGGAGGCCCTTGAAAAGTCATTGGGCATTGTCACAACAGCATCAAAGGCAACAGAAATTCCACGTTCGGTGCATTATGAGTGGATGCAAAAGGATGCAGAATATAGGGAGGCTGTGGAGGCATTGGCCGACATGACATTGGATTTTGCTGAATCGCAGTTGCACAGGCAAATCAAAGATGGCAACACAACAGCCACAATATTTTATTTAAAGACCAAAGGCAAAAAACGTGGATACGTAGAACGCACGGAGGTTGTACATGAAACCGGCATTGAATCTGCCATAATAGAATGGACACCGGCACAAATCGAAAACGAATAGCGCAGAAATGCAACATTCAGTTTTATCAGACATTAAACAGCACCAAAAGAATCAAAGTTCATCAGGGCGGTACACGTTCGGGAAAAACTTATGCCCTGTGCCAATATCTGATCTATAAATTGACATCATCCAAAAAACCTTTGGTGATTTCAATTGTGCGTAAAACATTGCCGGCATTAAAAGGATCGGTGATGCGTGATTTTCTCGAAATATTGGACACATTGGGCATCCTTTATGTGGGCCAACACAACAAATCCGAAAACACATACACGTTTGGCAATCACGTTGTGGAATTTCTTTCAGTTGATGAGCCACAGAAAATCAGGGGTAGAAAACGAAATATTTGCTATTGCAATGAAGTCAATGAATTAGATCACGAAGATTTCCGGCAGTTATTAATGCGTACAACGGATGAAATGATTTGCGATTTTAATCCATCCGATCCGGTGCATTGGATTTATGATGAGGTGATCACACGTGATGATTGTGACACATGGATCACAACGTATTTGGATAATAAGTTTTTGCCGGTTGAATTGGTGAATGAAATCGAAAGATTGAAAGCGAAGGATCCGGATTATTGGATGGTGTACGGTGAGGGTAAACGTGCCGTGTTTAGTGATCGCCAAATATTTCCTAATTGGCAATTTATTCCAAAGTCAGAATTTCCTGAATTTGATGATGTATTTTATGGCCTTGACTTTGGATTTAGTCACGATCCAACGGCCATTGTGCAGTTGGCAAAGGTTGGCGATAAATTGTACATCCATGAGATTATGTACAAAAAAGGCATGACCAACCGTGACATTGCCGATTTCCTAAAAGAAAAGAAAATAAACGAAAACATAATTTATTGTGAATCAGCGGAACCCAAATCCATTGAGGAATTGCGACAAATGGATATTTTGGCCGTTCCTGCAATTAAGGGTGAAGGATCAATAAAAGCCGGGATTAGTTTATTAAAGGAACACGAAGTGATTTGTTCAAAGGAATCAATCAATTTGCACAATGAATTTCAATTTTATTTTTGGGAGCAATTAAAGGATGGAACGATTATAAATAAGCCAATCGACAAACATAATCACCTAATGGATGCAATCCGATATGGGGTTTATACTAAATACAAAAACCGTTCTGATTTTTTTGTGGTTTAATTCGTTATTTTTGAGAAAAAAAAGCAATACAGATGGCATCATTGATTGATACATTCCGGCAGACCATTGCCAAAGCATTGACCACAGGAACAAATCCGGCATACAACAAATTGGTTTACACGTGGCTAGGTACTAACATCATAATGAATGAGGACAATGATGTCACATACATTCGGGATGGATACCAACGAAATGCAACCATTTATTCAATAATTAACCTAATTGTTAAGGCTGCAACAACGATTCCAATGACCGTTTACCGTGTCACAAATGAGGGATCAGCAAAGCAATACAAGGCGATGACATCAGGTGTGATGGATGGCAATGCAATGTATAAAGCCAACATCCTACGCAAAAGAGCATTTGAGGAGGTTAAGGATTCACAATTAGAGGCACTATTAAAAAGGCCAAATCCTGAGCAATCGTTTTCAGCATGGTTGGGTGAATTAGTTGCATTTGGTAAACTAACAGGAAACCGATACATCTACGGAATCGGCCCGGATTCAGGGCCAAATGAAGGTAAATTCACGGAATTATATTCATTGCCATCACAATTGGTTGAAATCGTTTCAGGTGGTGTGATGCAACCGGTGGCAGGATACAAAATTCAATACAATTCAATGATTGAGGTAAAACCCGAATACATTTGCCACATTAAAGATTTTAATCCGGATTACGACAGCAGCGGTTCAAACCTATATGGCCAATCACCTTTGCGTGCCGGCCTGCGTGTTTTATCGGCCAACAATGAAGCCGTGACCACCGGATTAAAATATTTACAGAATCAAACATCACGTGGTATGTTGATTTCGAAGGATGGTAATTTGACTGAGGTGCAAGCAC